GGGATGGGTCCTTACAACTCGCATTTTCTTCCCAAACAGGGAGTCTAAGAATGACATTGAAACGTTGACACGGCATAGGTACCTCATAATCATTTTCAACAAAAACCCGAGCAAAATAGCCCGTCGGTCCATAGACATAACCAAAGAATTCTGGTAGGTCATACACACTGCAAGAAAGTTGACAATGGAATGGACGATAATGTTGGAAAATAATGATGGTAGGGTGCCACGTCTAGCGTTTAACCATGTTAGCCCATGAAAAATGATTGCTAACACACAAGCGTTTTGGTTTTCTCTCATAGTAACCCCTTTTAACAACTTAATAAGAGGTTCCCCAATAACAAAAAGGGCAAACCCAGTCTTTGGTGCAAAGAATTTGATCAATTCTTCAAAGACTGGACCAACAATTGCTGTCGACCATATAACTGGCCAGAACACCTGATATGAATCAGCACGAGTCATAACAGTTCCAGGCGGAAAGGATGGAGGACCTAATTCAATTAAATCAGTAGGTAATCCAACCCGTTCTCTACTTATAGTAGGAGCAACAGCGGTTTCCAAGGACATTGTTTGAACTCCAATGTACCTTTTCATTATGGTTAAGAGAGAGCCCGGCAACGACTTCAATAAACGTCTCACATATGGATGTGATACAGCCAAGAGCAGTACTAAGAAAAATCCAATTAATTGGATCCAGGAATATCGAGATACTGTTCTTTTAAGATAATGGAACACACGTTCCCTAGTAGTAGTTCGTTGAGAAATTAAAGAATTAAACATGTTAGCTTCATCTTCATTGATTACTTGAGCGGCAGCAATTTGAGCATTATAGGTAGCAAGAGGCTCATACATAGCAATCAATGATACTGGCAGTGTGCACAAAGCAGCTTCTTCTGGCTGCAAGTTTTTGACTTTATTAAGAATGGAAGTGGTGTAACGCTCAGCGAGCTTCAAGGTTTCCATGTTACGTGGGGCTAGTCCAAGTTTACTCTTGACCTCAGCTATAACAGTACGAGGAATGGAAACTAACGTCGAACCGGATGAAATACCAAGTTCTGTTCCCAACCCATACATCTGTATGGGACGTACCTCTCTATCAAGAACATCACCTTTAAGGGTTTGTTTTGATATTGTGCGCCAGTCTATGCTTCCATAACTGGTTGCATATGGGCTAAAATGGTCTACAACCATCGGTTCATCCATGTCCATTAAATCACATAGAACGAATCGGTATACATTGTATTGTTGGGTGGTTTCCAAAACCAATTCCCAAGTCATTGCACGACCGTTAGATTCAAAATAATGATTATTCATCATCCAATCACAGGTACTATTATTAAAAGTAGTATGATTACCAGCAATGGTTACCGTTGCTGAACCTGGAGAATTATCAGTGATAATTCGACGATACGACACCTGGCCATCCATGGACATTCCAAGAGCGGATGGATAAATGTGCTGTGCAGAATATAAAACCTTAGCTCGAGCTTTATATACACACTCTAATACAGTCTCTGGTGAAAGATAGTATATTGAGTCAATAGCAATGTAACAGTCAGGTGTTTTACATGAACAATCCTCGACTCGATGGTTACAGTACAATAAAGTTTTCTTCTTAGAGTCAAATTTAGCTCGCATGTATTGTCGATTATGATCACGAGGACACAATAACGG